GAGGCTCACCGCCGCATGGCGGTAGCGGCCTGTGCCCGAGAGCTCCGCGAGTATCTGAGGCAGCATGGCCGCTAGATCAGGCGACACGTGTCCGCGGTGCAACGCCGCGCGGCTCAACGTCTACGCCAGCCAGTGCCGCGGCGAGTATCAGACACGCTATCTGCGGTGCCCGCGATGCGGACACAACGACAAGAGCGTCGTGCCTGTCGAGTTCATCAGACGCCGGATGGTAATACCTAAGTAGGTAACTACTCCGAAGAGTAACTGAAAGGATCGCAGCCTGACCGTGTAGGGTGTGAATAGGCGGCTTGATTGCCGCCGCACCCGTACAGGAGATCGACCGTGGACAAGATCAAGCAGCTGCTCGACGAGCTCGCCCAGGTGGTCGCTGAGATGGAGGCGATGAGCGAGGCTCCGGCCGAGGGCGACGCCCCCGCGATGGACGCGGAGGAGGAGTCGTCTCTCCGCTCGCTGTCCGAGCGTGCGGACGCTCTCCGCGCGAAGATCGAACTGCTGCGGGCGATCGAGGCAAAGACCTTGGAGATGCGGGCCGTGGTCGAGCGCGGTGCTCCCGCGAAGGCGATCGAGAAGGCTGCCGCTGAGGAGGCTCCCGTGGAAAAGAAGACTGTCCCGGCCGTGCCGGTGTCGCACGGCCCGCTCCGGGCGTTCCGCAGTGCCGAGTCGGCGTACCGCGCTGGCATGCATCTGCGGGGCTACGTGTTCGGCGACGCCGAGGCGCGTCGGTGGTGCGTCGATCACGGCGTCGAGAGCCGCGCCCAGGCGGGCGGCGTCAACTCGCTCGGCGGTGTGCTGACCAGCCCGGAACTGTCCAACGAAATCGTGCGACTGGTCGAGGAGGTGGGCGTCTACCCGCAGTTCGCTCGCAGGGTGAACATGCCCGCCGAGACGCTGCTGATCGCCCGCCGCACCGGTGGCCTGACCGCACGGGCCGTCGGCGAGAACGCCGAGGTGCTCGCGAGCGACATGTCGTTCGACAACGTCGAGCTCACGGCGAAGATCTGGGGCGTGGCGAACCGCATCCCGAACTCGCTGCTCGAAGACTCCATCATCGACCTCGCCGACCTGATCGCCCTGGAAACGGCTCAGGCGTTCGCGGAGGCGGTGGACAACGCGGGCTTCATCGGCGACGGCACCTCGACCTACCACGGATTCGAGGGCATCACCACGAAGATCCTCAAGGCGGCCCATTCGGCGTCGGTCGTGACCACGGCTTCGGGCACCGGCGAGGACACGTTCGGCGAGCTCACGATGAGCAACTTCACGGCCTTGGTCGCAAAGCTGCCGATCTACGCTCGCCGCAACGCTCGGTTTTTCATCTCGCCCGCCGGCTGGGGCACCGCGATGCTGCGGCTCGCGATGCTGCCGGGCGGGGCGGCTGGCCCTGGCGGCAACTCGTCCAACGATGTCGCCGCCGGCTTCGGCGAGCGGTTCCTCGGCTACCCTGTCACGCTGGTTCACTCGATGCACTCCAGCCTCGACGACAGCAGCGGCAGCGTCGCGTGCCTGTTCGGCGACCTGTCGCAGGCCGCGATCTACGGCGAGCGGCGTGCGGTGCAGATCAAGACCGCGAGCGAGCGGTACGTCGAGTACGACCAGACCCTCACCTTCGCGACGACTCGCAACGCGATCGTCGTGCATGATGTGGGCTCGACCACGAAGGCCGGTCCGATCGTGGCCCTCAAGTTCGGCACCTGATACTTGGAGATGACGCTGTGAACTTTCTCGAATCGACGAAGACCGACGCGAAGAGCGACATCGCTGTCGCGAGCAACGAGACGCACTCGCACGAGATCGACACGCTCGGCTACGCGCACGCGTCGATCGACATCCTGTTCTCGCCGTTCACCGCCGCGGCTGGTGGCACGACGGCCGCGACGGTGCTGAAGCTCCAGGAAAGCAATGTCAGCGGCAGCGGCCAGGCCGACATCAGCGGGTTCGTCGGCGGCACGGACTTCACCGTCGGCGCAGCGGTCACCGCGACTTCGAGCGTGGGCTACGCCTGCCGATTCGACATCGATCTCCGCGGCCACAAGCGATACCTCACGATCGCCGCCACGCCCGTCTCGGCGGTCGGCATCGTGACGGTGGCTCGTCTGAGCAAGGGCACCGACGGCCCGGTCTCGGCCTCGCAGAAGAACGTCACGGTTGCGGTCAGCGGCTGATCAGACTTGACACGACCGACACAGTGGACGGCGGGTGGCGACGAGCCGCCCGCCGTTTTCTTTGGAGACTCGCTGTGATCGTCCAAGTCGGCGATACGTCGGTCGAGGTTCGTGCTGAGGCTGTTCTGTCGGCCCCGCGCTTCGGGCCGCTGACGAATGTGTTTTCGTTCATTGAGAGCCTCATGCCGCTGCACATCCGGCCGACGCTGGGCCAGGGTGCATTCTGGAGCCAGGTGCTGACGCGGATGCTCGAGGAGTTCGCGCCGACGACCGAGTACATCATCACGCTGGACTACGACACGTTCGTGACCCGCTCAGACATCGAGCGACTCTTCGCCCTCGCGATGACGTGCCAGTGCGACGCGCTCGCTCCGATCCAGGCGAAACGCGAGGACGGGCGGCCGATGCTCACGCTCCTCGACACGATGGACAACCCGCCGGCGGACGGCAAAACCGAACTGCCGCTGGCGTGGTTCGCCGAGGCCGTGCAACAGGTGGATACGGCCCATTTCGGCTGCACAATCATTTCGACGCGGGCGCTCAAGCGAACACTCAAGCCGTGGTTCCACAGCAAGCCCGACGCCGACGGCAGCTGGGGCGACGGGCGGATCGACGACGATCTCTGGTTCTGGAGACAATTCAAGGCGTCGGGCAACCGCCTCTTCATCACGCCTCGCGTAGTCATCGGGCACGGCGAGTACGTGATCTCGTGGCCGGCGAAAGACTTTTCCGGGCCGGTTTTTCAACACACGACTGCGTGGCAGCGGACGAAGAAATCACCCGAAACTGCATGGAGGGTCGGCGAGTGACGACAATCAAGGTGCGGATGCTGCGAGCGTACCAAGCGTACAAGATCGGCGAGGTCGTTGAGGTTGACGAGGGCTTTGCCGCGCGGCTCTTGGCGTGGGGCTACGCCACGCGGGAGACGCAGCAATCGCTGATCGAGACGGCAGCGGTGGAGCCGGACGCGGAGCGGGCAGACGTGACGCCACGACGCAGGGGCCGACGCCATGAATGACGGCAGGCAATCCAAGCTCCGCGTGCTGCCGTGCGACTACGACGAAGCGGTCGCGTTTGTGCGACGCTACCACCGGCACCACGCGCCACCGTGCGGGCACAAGTTCTCGTTGTGCGTTGCTGACGACCAAGACGAAGTGCGGGCCGTAGTCATGGTTGGGCGGCCTGTTGCCCGCATGAATGACAACGGCATGACCCTGGAGGTCACAAGGCTGGCGAGCGACGGATGCCCGAATGCTTGTTCGTGCCTCTACCGCGCGGCGTGGAGGGCAACGGTGGCCCTTGGTTACGCAAGGCTCATCACATACATTCTCAACACTGAACCAGGCACTTCGCTCAAGGCAGCTGGCTGGCATTGCATTGGCGAGCGTGGTGGCGGCAGTTGGGACCGTGCAAGTCGTCCCCGCGTCGATAAGCATCCGACTCAACGGAAGTTGCTTTGGACTGTCGAAAACGAGCAAGTAGGGCCGACGCCATGAATGACGGCAAGCGGTATCGGTCGCTGAAGGTCGCCACGCAGCCGGTGGTCGAGCCGGTAAGCGTCGCCGACGCCAAGGCTCACGTCCGCGTGGATCACAACAGCGACGACGCGTACATCGCCGCTCTGATCTCTGCGGCTCGCGAGTATTGCGAGACGTACATGGACGAGACGCTCGTGGACACGCAGTACGTCATGCGGCTCGATGCGTTCCCGGCGGTGATCGAGCTGCCGCGCCCGCCGATGAGCCAGACCGCCGGTCGCACTGCGGTGTCGATCGTCTACACCGCCAGCGAGGCGGGCAACACGGCGACGCTCTCGACGGCCGAGTACCGCGTCGATCGGGACAGCAAGCCCGGCACGCTGCGGACGCTGTACGCCGGATCGTGGCCGAGCCACCTCCTGGACTACGGCAGCGTTACGGTCACGTGGTGGGGCGGTCGCGGCGACGACGGCAGCAAGGTTTCGCCTCGCGTGAAAGCCGCAATCCTCATGCTCGTCGGCCAGTGGTACGAGCGCCGCATGGCGGCCGATTCGGTATCGCTCTCTGAGATGCCGTTCGGCGTGAAGCACCTGCTCGATAGCGTCAAGTGGGGCAGCTACACATGAACGGCCGCATCATCGTTGATTCGCAGTTCACCGACAGCGCGACCGCGACGGCGATCCTATCGACGAAGGTCGTGACGCTCCAGACATCGACGGAGTACGATTCTGGCAAAATCGCTGTCGTCAGCGGCACGGTGGGCACGTCGGCGGTGACGGTCACATTCGCCTCTCCCGGCTACACGTCGGCGGCCGGCGTGCCGGTGACGTTCTCCAATGTCTCGAGGCTGGTGTTCTCAGCGGGTTCGACCACGCTGGTTCGATGCACGGGCGTCACGACGGGCAAACCGGCGGCGCTTTCCAGGGCCAGCCAGGCGGCGGTGTCGGAGGTCGGATCGACCGAGACGGCGGTGACGATCGCGGTGGATGCCGCGAGCGGCACGTCGAGCTACACCCTGGTGATGTATGGCGATTGACCCGGGCCGGCTCCGCGAGCGAGTCACGATCCAGAGTGCGACCGAGGCTCGCAACTCGATAGGCGAGGTCGTGCAGACATGGAGCACGTTCGGCGAGGCGTGGGCGAGTGTGGACGGGTTGTCGAGTCGCGAGGTGCTGCAGTCGGGACAGCAGCGAACCGAGATCACGCATCGCGTGCGGATGCGGTACTACGCCGGCCTGACGCAGTTCATGCGGCTGCAATGGCGTGGGCGGATCCTGCAGATCACGTCGCTCCTGGAGCACGCGAACCGCACCGAGCATGAGCTCCTGTGCGTAGAGGAGCTGACCTGATGGCGACCGCTGGCATTCGCATCACCGCCGAGATCGCCGGGCTAGAGGAGCTTCAAAATGAACTGGGGCTGATCTTCAAGCCTGAGCAAAAGGCGAAAATCGTAGAAAATGCGATGAAGAAGGCTTTGGCTCCTGCGCTTGTGCGGCTCAAGGCAAATACGCCGCTCGGCCCGACGGGAAATCTCAAGCGAGCGGCGACGGTGAAAACTGTGTCGTACAGGCGCGACGGCAATGCCGTCGGGCTGCTCGGATACACCAGGGCCGACAAGGAAAAGTCGCGGTCGGCACAGGGCGGAAAGCGGCGTCGAGGCAAGGATCTCGCCTACCACCAGTACTGGCTCGAGGAAGGCACTGACGACAGCACGATTGACAAGTTGTCGAACACGCCGTACGTCCGAAAGTCGCACGTCAGGCGTAACCGCAGCGGCAGCGTCACGACGGTTCGGGCTCATCAGGTGAGCGGACAGAACGCCTACTACGCTTCGAGCTTCAATCAACTTGGGCCGTTCAAGCTGCGGCCGACGCAGCGTCCACGACGTGGCGGCGGGAAACAGGAGGTACAGACCGACCCGGCTTCGCCGCAGGCGTTCTTCAAGCGATCCGCTACGCCGATCACAATCAAGGGTATGAGGGCGGGCGGAAGGTCCGGCCAGCCGCCGCTCAAGACGACGTGGGAGCAGACCTCGACGCAGGTCGCGGAAATCCTGCAGCGTGAGCTACGGATCTCGCTGGAGCAGGCTCTCGACACGCTGTTCCGTGCTGCTCGGGGAACCCTGTGATGGCCTTCGCCTGCCCAGAAAAAGCCGTCGCCGACGCCTTGGCTTCCGACCCGGCCGTGGCCGCGATCCTCGGCGGTCGGATCTACCCGGTGATCGCACCGGCGTCTGCGGCTCTGCCGCTGGCGACCTGGCGTCGCCAGGCGGTCACACGGGAGACGACGCTGAACAATACCCGTGGCGGCCTGCCGGTCGTCACGTGGGCTCTGGAGCTCTATGCCGAGACCTATGAGGCGGTCCGGGAACTGGCAGATTCTTGCCGAAAAAAACTGGATGGATGGGGTAGCGGTATGTCATCATCAATATCGGTACGGCACGTCGCGCTGCAGGGCGAGCAGGACGGATTCGTCCAGCTAGCCGGCGGCGACCTACCGCCGGTTTACTCGGTCACGCAGACCTATACGATCCTCTGGCAGGAGAATTGACGATGCCCGATCCCTCGACGCCTCATGACGGTGTTGGCACGGTGTTGAACCTCTTCGGCACCGTGTACACCGTCACGAACATCGTGATCTCGAACACGAACCCCGGTGCCGCCGCCGATGCGACCGTGGACGTGGGGCACCTCGGCCAGACGACCGGCGAGACGCTCTCGCGCATGGCTCGTCCGCTCGTGATTCCTGCTGACGACGGCGGCACGGGCCGCTCGGTGACGTTCGATTATTTGGGGAAGACCATCATCCTCGACGCGTCTACGGGCACCATCACCATCACCACCGGCGGCACGACGCTGATCAACGGCAAGGCCGCAACGGTGGCGAGCTCGACGCTCACGCTCGCGACCAACGACGCGATCCGGGGCCAGGCCACGATCACCGTGGCTCGATGACCGTGGCGGAGGCCCGTCATGGCTACGCGAGTCTCGGGCGTCACGGTCACATGGGGCGGCGCGGCGGTTGAGCAGGTCAGTGAGGCCACGCTCGCTCTTGTCCGAGAGCCTCCGGCCGCTCGCACGGCACGATGGACGCTTGATCTGGGCGAGGTCACGCTGCCGGCGTTCACACGCACCGCGCTACCCGAGAGCCAGTACGGCGTGCGGGCGCGGCTGACGATCACCGCGCAGAACGACCAAGGCACGGCGACGACGAACACGTTCACAGTGTTCGACGCCGACTGCATCTACCTCGGTGCCGAGGTCGTCGGCCAGGTCAACGAGGCGTGGCGATTTGACCACCGATTCAAAGTGATGGATACGGTCGGTTTGACCACTCCATATCCATCGTGAGGTGAATAGATGGCGACGTTGACGGCAGAGCAGATCTTGGCGGCGAACGATGCGGGCCTCATGGGTCCGATCGCGGTGCCCGAGTGGGGCGGCGATGTGTTCATTCGCGTCATGAACGTGGGCGAGCGTGACAGCTACGAGCGGCTCTGGATCGGGAAGAAAGAGACGGGCATCGAGAACTTCCGCAGCGAGTACCTCGCTCGGTGTCTGTGCGACGACAAGGGCCAGCTGATCTTCACTCGAGGCCAAGTCGCCGCGCTCGCGAGCCGCAGCGGTGCGGTCGTCGGTCGTCTGTTCGACGCGGCCTTGAAACACAACAACATGACGGAGGCCGATGTCGAGCAGCTCGCAAAAAACTGAATGCCTCGCCATCGCGGCAGTTTTTGTTCGCGCTGGCGGGGCATCTGCGGATGACTGTTCGCGAGTTGTGCGAGCGGATGGATTCGCGGGAGCTGAGCGAGTGGATGGCGTACACGCGGTACTTCGTCCCGCTGTCGGATCCGTGGATGCAAACTGGATTGTTAGCGTCGATCGCGACGGCACCGTACACCGAGCGAGGCAAGAAACCGCCGCGGGCCGAGGACTTCGTCCCGAAGTTACGCGCACCGCAGCACGAGTCGCAGGACCGCGAGGCGATCATGCGGCTACGGCGTGAGATGGGGATCATCGACT